ACCGGATGGCGTTGTGGAGCGTGATCTCCCGCCGCCGAATGGTGAACACCACCCCCTGCAGCCCGATGCCCAGGGTGGAAAACCGATTGGTCTTTTCGGTCACCTCCGCGTTGGCCCAGAGGATCTTTTTCACCCGCCAGCCGAACCCCACGTCGGTCTCGTCCAGCTCCAGCAGCTCGATCCGGTCTTTTAATTCGCCAGCATTGATGGCTGCCACATCTCACCACTCCTTACAAAAATCCCGGCTGGTCCATTTTCAGCTGCTGGATCACCGTCCGCAGGCCGCACGGAATTTCATGGATCACCGTGCTGTTCACCGTGTCCCCCCGGTTGTCGTACCAATGCAGCGTCAGCGCCTTGACCGCCAGGGCATACCGGCTGTCCTCGCTGTCCAGGATGCCGGCCCCGGCCAGATAGGCCGCCGCCCCGTCGATCAAGCTCTGGATCAGGGCATCATCGTCGTCGATGTCCACCCTCATGTAAGCTTTCGCCTCTTCCAGCGACACCATGGCCCACACCTCACTCCACCGGTTCCAGGTAGGGGCCGCACAGCCACCCGCCCTCGGCGGGGATCCAGGCCACGCCGTCCTCCAGCGCTGACGCACCCGTCCGGTTCACGACGGTGCCCTGGGGCAGCACCCGGATCACCGCGAAGTCGACCCCCGGCCCGCTCCGCAGGTTGACCCCGTGCCGCCAGGACACCCGATACTGGCTCCGCTCCTCTGGAGCGGTCAACGTCCGTCTTCCCATACCGCGCCGCCTCAGCCCTGGGCCGCGGACACGTAGCCGTTGACAAAGGCTTCGTTGTCCCAGCTGGTGCAGTCGTCGTACAGGTCGCCCCGCCAGATCAGCAGGTTCTGGGCCGCCGCGTTGAAATCACCGATCACCGCCTGGTCAAAGGTTTTCACGGTGAAATACTGGCGGTCCCAGTAGGCTACGCCTTCCTTCAGGTCGCCCAAAATCATGGGGATCTTGCCGTCCTCGGTGGCAATGGTGTCGTTGTCGTAGGTCTTGACGGTCAGCACGTGGGGACCGGCGCACAGCTGAAGCTGTTTGGGTTCCGCAGGGTTGGGGGACAGCAGATAGCGGTCGTTGGCGTCTTTCAGCTTGGACAGCCAGGCCAGGCCGTCGTCGTTGGTGATCAGCTTGCTGGTGGCCCGGAAGGTGCTGCCCAGCCCGATCCAGGCGTCCAGGATGCCGTCCAGGCCGGCCAGCTCCTGGGCGGCCTTGGCATGGATGATCTCCATGATTTCCTTGTTGCCCGTCACGCGGGCCTCGTCGCTCAGCCACTCCGACGTAAAGGAGGCGATGTTATTGTCGCTGTTCATCAGCATCTCCTGGGTCACCGCCATGAAGCCGCCCCGGCCCTCGATGGCGTAGTGGATGACGTCAAGCTGGGGGGTGGCCACTTTGCTATACTGGGCCAGCTCCGCACGGGTCATGAATCCCTGGTGCTGGCTCCGCTTCTTGATGGTCCGGCGGCCTCTGACCGTGGTCACCGGGAAGATGCTCACCAGGTCCAGCAGGCTCTCTTTGGCCTCCCGCAGCTCAATGATTTTGGTTACAATATCCTCGGGCACGGCATAGCCGCCGTCGGCATCTACGCCCATCTGCATCAGGTCCCCGGCGGCCTTCTTCACCGGGAAGCCGTCCCGGGCCGCCGCCGCAAAGGACTTCACTGCCTTGGCGTAGTTGTCCTCCCCGCCGCCGGTGGGTTCCACGTGAGGCGCGCCGCCCGGCGCCCCCTGGCCGGCAAACCGCTCCTGCTCCTCCAAAAACGCCTCCACCTGCTGGATCTGGGCGTTATAGCCCTTCACCGCCTCCATCTGGGCCTGATGCTCCTCCTGCTCCCCGGCGTTCAGGGCGGTTTCCGCCGCCTCCAGCGCCTTCATCCGGTCGTTTTTTAGCTGGTACAGTTTCTGCTTCATGTTCATGTTCCGGTCCCTCCAAATCGTAATTTTTCCAGTTCTAATCTGGCCCGCGCCAGTTGGGTCGCTTGTTCCGTCTCCGGGTCTTGCGCTTCCCCCGGTTCCTCCGGCGGCTCGCCGTACCGTTTGACGATCCCCGCCCCCGGTTGGGCGGGCACCGCCACAAAGGACACCTCGTAGGCATCCGCCGCCCCGTCCAGGTCAAAATGACAAATTTGGCCGCCATACTCCCGACCGGGGTAGTGGCCGCACGCCTCAAACCGTCTGTCTTTGCCACAGATGGAGCACACTGACCGCTCAACGGCGCACCCCACGCTGACCTCCCGCAGGATGCCGCCCTCGATGGCGGCAATGGTGGGCCGGCTGTCCTCGTTGTCCAGCATATAGGCCCGCAGCACCAGCCGGGAGATCTCACCTTCGGTCTCCACCTCGGCGGCGTAGATCCGCGCCGTCTGCTGATGGGCGCTCCAACTGTGGTCCATCAGGATGGGCCGCCCCACGAACAGGGGAGCCAGCCCCTTCAAGGCGTCCTCCGTGAACCGCTCAAAGTCCCGGTCCACCTGATTGTCGCAGGCAGCCACCCGGAACAGGAACACTTCGTCGGCCGTCAGCTCCCGCAGGCTCTGACGGTTGACCAGGGCCATTTCCCCCTCGTCCGCCGCCAGCTTCATCACCCGCGCCGCCTTCTCGATCTTGTCCATCCTCCATCACTTCCTCTCGATTTTTACTTAATTTTGTGTATTTTCTCTTGACTTTTGTGTAAAATTGTGTATAATAGAATCATAGGGAGGGAGATCAAATGAAACCAAGAGCGAAAGCAGTATCTGAGCTTACATCCAACGGATACGTCTTCAAGCGGCACGGCGCGAACCATGACATCTACTACAACGCACGTCTCGGCTGCATCATCCCTCTGAAACGCCACGACTTCGACGAAAGCGACCTGCGGTACATCCTGAACGAGATCAAACAAAACGACTTGGGCTGGGGCTGATGCCCCGCGCCCCAGAATAGGAGGCTGCTATGAAATACATCTACTCCGCTGTGCTCACCCCTGACGAGGATGGCGCCAAATATTACGCCCGCGTCCCGGACCTGCCCGGCTGTGTCACCACCGGCCGCGACCTGCGAGACGCGATCGACCAGATCACCGACGCCGCTTCCGGCTGGCTGGTGGTCGCCGAGGACGAGGGGCTGGACATTCCCGCCGCGACGCCCCAGGGCGACCTTCCCCACGATCAGGGCGCGATCTTCTCTGTGGTCCAGGTGGACACCATCGCCTATCGCGCCCTCACCGACACCAGGGCCGTCCGAAAGAATGTCTCCCTGCCCGCCTGGATGGTAGAGCTTGCGGACAAACGCGGGATCAACTGCTCTCAGGTCCTTCAGGAAGGCCTTCGCGCCCGCTTGAACGCGGAGTGACCACCATACCGCCCCATCCGGGGCGGTTTTTTATGTTTCTCTTGACATTCATGCGCATTATGCGTATAATATATTTGTAAGGAGATGATACCCTATGCGTACAAGAGAAGTGGAAAAGATACTGCTCCGGGACGGCTGGTACCACGATACAACACGCGGTTCACACAAGCAGTTCAAACACCATTCCAAACCCGGGAAGGTCACCATTCCACAGCACAAGGGCGATCTCGACATCAATACCGTCCAATCCATCCTGAAGCAAGCGGGGCTGAAATAAGCCCCCTTGCTCCCATTCCATCTTGAGGAGGTCATTTTATGAAACTCGTTTATCCCGCTGTTTTTTGCCCTTGTGCGGAAAAGCCTGGGTTCGTTGTCACCGTCCCGGATCTGCCCGGCTGCGTCACCGAAGGCGATACCTTGGACGAAGCGATCCTCATGGGCGAGGACGCCGCCAGCGGCTGGGTCCTCGATGAACTGGAAAACGGAAATCCCGCGCCTCCCGCCCGCGCGGTCAAGGACATCCCCCTGGAAGGAGAGGAATTTGTCAGCCTCTTGGTCCTCGACATGGACGCTTACGCGGAGAAATACGGCAAAAAAGCCGTCCGCAAAAATCTGACGATCCCCGCTTGGCTCAACACCTTTGCCGAACAAAAACACGTTAACTTCTCTCAGGTGCTCACCGACGCTTTGACCGCGCTTTATCAGCAGCAAGCCTGACCGCCCGCCCCGCCGCCCCATCCGGGGCGGTTTTTTATTCCTCTTTTCCGCCCGCCGCCCGCTGGCGGCTCAGCTCCGCCCAGTCGTCCAGGGGCACGTAGTTCAGCGAGGCGTACCGCCGATCTCCGCCGGGCACTGCGGGCCGATCCTCCAGGGCGTTGATGTCGTCCACGTTGTACACGCCGCACTCCCGCATGGCCTTGTACCAGGCGGCCTGGGCCGCCGTGTCCCCTCGCAGCAGGGCCTTCATCTCCCGCCGCACCCGGTAACCCTTAGCCCGGGCGTCCGGCAGCAGCAGCTTGTAGCTGTCCTCCATCTCCCGCTGGGTCACCAGGGGTTGGAGGGTGAATTTCGCAAAGTCGATGACATTTTGCTCGTTGCTGTTGTAGCTCTGCTTTCCGGCGTACACCATGTGCAGCGGCACCGCGAAAAACCGGCAGATGTCCGCCACCCGCTGCTCGCTGCTCTCCACGAACTGTGCGTCGGTGTTGCTCATGGCGATGGGCTGATACTTCATGCCGTTGTCCAATACCGCTAACCGGAACGCATTGCCCCCACCGGCGTGAATTTCCTCCCATTTTTTACGCACGATGTCTTTCTTGCTGAGGACTTCTTCCTCGCCATTCGCGTTCTTATAGACCCCTTCGCCGGACATATCGGTCTCCACCGTCAGCACCCCGGAGGGCCGGCCGCCGTTGCGGTACATATCCAGCTGATACTGCTGGGCCTCCAAGCCTGTCCGGATGGTCAGCGCCGCCCGCCGGAGGATGGAAATGCCCTCGATGCCGTCGGTGGAATAGCCCTTGTAGTGGAGCACGTCCGCCGGGTGCAGCCGAAACAGCTCCCCCGTCCTGGGGTTGCCGTAGATGTACCAGAGGACCCCCGCCGTGTCCACATAGGGGGTCACGTGGTCCGGCTGAAGGGGGATCAGCTCCGTGGGCCAGCCGCTGCGCCGGTCCCGGCTGATCCAGGCGTAGGCATTGCCTTTCAGATCCAGGTTGCAGCTCATGAGCCGTTCATAGTCAAACCGGCTCATAGCCTCGTTGGGCCGGTCCCCCAGCACCTGATAGAGGGGATGATCTTCCATACGCTCCTTGGTACCCTCGTTCATCAGGTACACTGGCAGCATGGCGATGGTGTTGGACCGGATCTCCACGCACCGGTTCACCGTGGACACCTTCATGGCCTTGTCCCGGCTCATCCCCACGTTGTCGCTGTCGATCCAGCCGTCCCAGCCGGCAGAGCTGTCCAAGGTCAGCACCCCGCCCAGAGCGGCCCCCGCGCCGCCCACCGCCTTCCGGATGCCGTTTACAATGCTCAATTGTCACTTCCCCCTCCCCCGATTGCGGCCAGGACGCCGCCCGCGAGGCCGATCACGCCGCCGGTGAGCCACCCCGCCGGGGCGAAGATCAGCGCCGACCCAATGATCAGGCAAACCGACCCGATCACCAGCAGCGCCGTCGCCCCCACCCGGTTCCACAGCCGTCCCAGCCGCTTCCACACGCCGGGGCGGTCCCGCTGTCTGCTTTGCTTGTCCATGTTATTCCTCCCTCCACCAGGGGCGACCGCAAGGGTCGCCCCTACAGACGCATCTCCCCCGTAGGGGCCGGCCTATGTGTCGGCCCGCCCGTCATGACCTGTTCATCCCTCACGGGCGCGCGCACAGGTGTGCCCCTACGGACCAATTCCGGGTCTTCCCGTAGGGGCCGCCGCCCTCGGCGGCCCGCTGAAATTGTGTCCAACTTGGACACATTTGAGGGACCCATTCCTCTACCATGGGTGACCGCAAGGGTCGCCCCCTACATTTTTCCGGCCCTCTGTCGGACCCGCAGGAGGCACTGAAGCTGCGGGTCCAAGGAGAACTGTGTTGGGCTGTGAGCCCGACAGAAGGCCGGACACAGTTCAAAATGTAAACACGCCCTTTTCCAGGGCCTCGTTCAGCTTGTCCCCCTCCTGGTTTTCCTTCACCATGGCCGTTGCCATGGCGATGATCCAGGCCACTGTGATGTCGATCCGCCCGATGCTCTTGTTCTTCATGGGCTTCATGTTCTCGTTGCCGTCCACGGCGCAGCGGACGTTGCCGAAGCACCACCGGGCCGTCGTGTTGTGGACGTGGCGCATCTGGTGCGCCCGGATCAGCCGCTCCAGCTCCTTCATGGCCGGGGACATGGACAGCATGGTCTGGGGGATCTCGATGACCTCCAACCCCAGCTCCATCAGCCGCTGGGTCAGCGTCCGACTCAAATAGGGGTCCACGCCTAAAGTCTTCAAATCGTAGAGCGCCATGGCTTCCACAATGGCCGCCTCGACTTGGGAATAGTCGATCATGTCCCCGTCGCACAGGTCCAGGAACCCCGCCCTGGCCCAGTCCCGATAAGGCACATGGTCCCGCTGCTCCGCCTCGCTCACGGTGGCCTCTGGCCGCCAAGCCCGGAACAGGGCCACCCAGTGCTCCAACCCCTCTTGCGGGGGAAAGAGCAGCACGAAGGCGGTCAGGTCGGTGGTGGTGGACAGGTCCAAGCCACCATAGCACTTTTTGCCCCACAGGTGCTCCTGGATCCACGCTTCCCGATCCTTCATGGCCGACGGGCCGATCTGGGTCTTGTCGTACAACGTCAGCGGCAGCCAGCCCACCGCCTTGGTGGAGATCCACTGGTTGAGCCGCAGCCAGCGGAACAGCCGCTCCGCCGCCTCGCTGGTCTTGGCCTCCCTGGCCTCTGCCCGTACCACCCGCAGGGGCACTGTGACGCCCAGGGACGGGTTGCAGGCCCGCCACAGGGCGGGGTCCTGAATGTCCAGGGCCTTAATTGCGTCCTCATCGTCCCCCGTCAGAGCGCTCATGCCGTAGATCACCGGCAGCCATAGGGGATTGTCCGCCGGGATCACGGGCTGTCCATTCTCATCCAGAGGCGCGGGGATCATCCCCCGTGCCCGGAGGATGTCCATGGCCTTGGTGTGGACTTCCCAGCCGATGCTGTTGCGGTCCGGATCGTCGCCAGCGGTGGTCAGCACCAGCCAAACCGGCTGACGCCGGGCGTCGCCCGCGCCGAAGGTCATCACGTCCCACAGCGCCCGGTTGGGTTGGGCATGAAGCTCGTCGAAGATCACGCAGCTGGGCTTGTAGCCGTGCTTGGAATAGGCTTCCGAACTGAGCACCTTCAGCTCGCCGCAGTTGCCCTTGTACCGGATGCGCTTCTGGCTCTCGACGACCTTCAGCTGTCCCCGGACCCGCATCTTCTGCAAGGCCGGCGTGTGCTCGATCATGTACAAGATTGCGTTGAACACGATCCCGGCATTCTCTCGGTCCGCCGCCACGCAATAGACCTCTGGCCGCTCTTCCCCGTCCGCCAGCAGGTGATACAGTCCCAAGGCCGCCGCCAGCTCGCTCTTGCCGTTCTTCTTGGGGACTTCCAAATAGAGATATTGGTATTGCCGGATGGTCCGCCCGACCTCGTCGGTGGTCAAGGTGCCGTAGAAGTCCTCCACCGCCCGACGCTGCCAGTCCTGGAGCCGAAACGGCCCGGACCCGTCGGACAGGGGCAGCAGCTGCACGAAATCCCGGACGAAGCCCCCGGTCTCCGGATCAAACCACGCCCCCTCCGGCAGCCACCGTTCCTCTCCGGTCACTGGTCACCCGCCGCCTGTCTCCGCTGCAAAAAGGCGGTGAACTCATCCGGCGCTTCTTCCTCCTTGGGCGGCAGCACCAGCCGGCACCGGCTGGTAATGGTCAGTCCCAGATCATTAGCGCACCCCTTGGCCTGCTTAAAGTACCGCTCCTGGATTGCGCTCCAATCCTTGGCCCCCTCCGCGTCTCCCTTGGAAATGGCCATGCTGGCCCGCTGTCCGGCATTCACGTACTCAACCCGGGCCACCAGGTAAAAGCCCAGGATGTCCCGGTCGATTTTTGCGATTAGCCCCCGATCGACCAGCTGCGCCCGCAGATCATTGAACTCGCTGCGCAGTGCCTGGGGCAGCCAACTCGGCGCGTGAAATTGAGTGCTCTCATCCTGGCCACGGGCGGCGTCCTCCGCATCTAGCCGCTCCTGGATCTCCGCTTTGGTCATGTGGCTTTTGCCATTGGCTATCACCACAGCGGTCGCCTGTCTTTTTCCGGCCATATCAGATCACGTCCCTTCTGTTCTGGCCAGGTCAGTCCTTCTTGATCTTCCTCCGCCTCCTGGATGGGGAGTTGCTCCGCAGCCTTGGCCGCGAAGGCAAACATCTCATCCAACACTTTGTCGTAAAATTCATATAGTTCATCGTCCTTTTGGATGGTGTACTGCTCCCAGTTCGGAGCCTCGTTCAAATTCGCTGAGCCTTCCAGCACAAACCGCCCATCTTCCGTGTCAAACAGGGCAAACTTGCTATGATTGGCAATGGAGCAGACTTCCCAGCCGTAGGCGTCGCACAGGTCCAACAGTCGATACCAGTAGTCGCGCTCGTTGTTTCCCCGATGGGGACTGGACGCCAACCGTCCCACCACAAACCGGGCCTCGTTCAGCCGTTCCTGGCCGTGCAGTTCGCTCAGCATTTTCAGCGCCCGCGGCCCGATCCGGAACGTAGTCAGCGAGAGCCGCCGAATCACGGTCTGGTTCCCAATCCACTGAACGAAGGCGGCGGTGGACAGACGGCAGAAGGAGACGATTTTCGTCTCACACAGGTCGCCGGGCAGTCCGCCCAACAGTTCCTCCAGCTCCGCCGCCTCATGGAACACACTCAGCTGACGCCGGCGCTTGGTCCGCACCAGCACCCGATTTTCCACGCCCAACGCCTCCTGTCTGCCTCGCTCGCCCGACCCGCTGTGTCCGACCCGCTGCGCCCAAAATCCCCGGTGGGGAAAATTTTTCGCACAGAGG